TAATAATACCCCTTACTATAAAAGCCCTTAATCAAGGGCTTTATTATTTTTATTATTCTATTTTACCATAGTTTATCTCTTTTTGTATTTCTGCTTTATATAATTTTCATTAATTAGCCATGTTGTACCTATTTTTTTTATATGATACTTATAAATCATACCTTTATTGATGTACACTCTTAAGGAAGAGGCACTAACCTGGTATTCACTTTCTATCTCTTTTAACGTCTTCCATTTAGCAACTGCCATTTTAATTTGCCTTTCCTCCTGCTACTGCAAGTTTAACTAATTGATTTGTTGTATAACTTGAATATACCTGCATTAAAGATTGATCATATTCTTGTTGCGTGTACCCTCTTTCTTTTTGATTTTCTATGAATTTATACAGGTTTTTACTTACAGAATTATTAATTGCTAGCACCCGAATACCTTTTAATTCTCCAGTTTCGGCATCAGAAATCAATACATTTAATGCGTAACCACTATTATTATTTCCTATACTTGTAATGCTATTATAGATGTCTTGATTACCAAAGAAAGGAATATCCATCCACATTTCATTTCCAAACTTAACCAACAATATTATTACATTTTTTAAATATAAAATTTTATATTGCACATTTCCTTTGGTTATGTTATCAATTTCGTTTTTAGTTGGTTTATTATACTTTATTTTTAGTATGAATCCAGCACTTGTAAAATCTAATACAGGACCCTCTGCACCTATTAACTCATTATATTTCTTGCCTACTTCTAAAATCATTACTATTACCCCCTCTTATTAAATACTATTCTTCATTGCCTCTTGGAGTCCAACTATTACTAAACTCTTTATCTGCAAATAAAGAAGCTAATCCACTTATTTGTTTTAACCTTAATATTTCGTCAAAATCCATACCTAAATTTTTAGCTATCCAACTATCACTCATACCACTTTCAACTAATTCAGCTACTATATTAGTCATTAATTCTATTGAGTGCGACCCCCTAGCCCTATTATGCCTTATTGTAGAGGCCATACGTGACTCTATAGGCTTATCTATTACAGATATAGGTAAACAACCCTCTTCACGCTCGTATATATCCTTATGTTTAAGCATAATACTATACCTATGAAAACCATCTACTATCTCATATTTGTCCTCTTCTTCCAGGTAATAACATACTATCGGCATTGTATAGCCATCCTCTTTTATAGACTGGTATAAAAGTTTCATTTCCGGTGGTGCTACAGAGTTAGGATTATACGCATTGGCCTGTATCTTTTCAACTGGTATCCTCTTTATATTGTAAACTGGGCTTATATATTTATCTCCCATCTTATTTCCCCCTTACTATATCCTTATACTTTTTAATCATATTGTTTCTTTTTTCTTTTTCTGCCTTAGTTTGCCCAAACCCCATATACTTGCATAAGTGGTCATTTTTCATTATACATATACACATCCTTTTATATGATGGTACAGACTTAAAATCTGTTACATTGGCATCGTCAGGATAATCCTTAAATCTAACAGGTTGTTTTATTGTGTTGTAATTAGTCTTTCCCCCTACATCACAAGCAATTTTACAATCTCTTAACTCCTGTATTGTTTTTTCATCTAGTACTCCGCCTTTATCTTTCCAAAATTTAATTGATGTTTCAAACTTTTTTCTATAATTGTCTGCCACATTTTCAGGCAGTGTATTTAGTAAAAACTCTAAATAAGATTTCCATGTATGATTTTTAGGTAATTTAATACTCTTCCAACCCATAGCAGTTGTGCCGCCATAGATACCTGCAAAATTTACACCATTTACCCTACCTATTAATTTCCCCCACATATTAGGCTCTACAACTTTATATATTTTAAGGCTATCTATTGCACAGTCATTAAATGGGCTTGCAACACGCATTTCATGTAAGGATAACCCTGCCTGATAAAATAAATCATACAATTTATTGTACTTATATCCAAACTTACCATTTGCAATCCAAACATCCTCTACATGCCAATCATATATCGTGTATGCTTTAAAATGGCTAGGGCATTTACTATCCCTTAAGATCCAATGTTTATTTTTATATTGATTTACCTTGTTTTCGCTTGATATGGCACTCATACGATGTAAACTTTCATCTGTCCTAATGCCTACCACTACTGCTGTTTTGCCAAATTTATTACTAAACCACCTACCAAACTCAACCTGTAAGTCATAATCCCACATACCCTCGTAAAATTCAAATGGTATATTATCCTCGTTGATTACATGTTCTGATTTAGGCATTTCTCTGGCCCATATATCCTTATTTTCTTTCTTCCAAGGTATCCATCTATCTTGTGTCATGCTAACTGCACATTGTGCAGCCATTGGCAAACATAACCAATACTTTTTAATTTCATTAAAATTATTCATAAATACATCTGTTACATATTCTGTAGTAGCTGTATACTGTGCCTCATAATCAAGATGAAACACGGCTAACTTATTTAATTGGCCTGTTTGTTTAGCATAATCATATGCTATATTAAGACATACCCCGCTATCTTTACCGCCGGAGAAAGCTATTAACACGTTATCAAACTCATTAAATAAGTATTCATATCTTTTTAATGTAGCTTGATATACATTCAGTTTATTATTATACTGCTTAATCATCTATTATTTACCCCTCTCTCTTTTTTTAGATTTAGAATAAACTAGCCTAGAAATGAATTCCTTATCTTTATTTTTATCTATACTTTCCCTAAACCATTTTACTAAATCTGTTTTATTTTTAAGGCAATCAATTACTTTATTCTCTATAGTGTCACTAGCAATAATATTTATATACTTAACTTCATTTATTTGTCCGATTCTATGCACCCTATCCTCACTTTGCGACCTTGTCCCCTGGTCCCAGTCATTATTATAATATATAACTGTATCACAAAATTGTAAATTCAAGCTATACCCTGCACAATCTTTGTTTGCAATGAAAAACCTGGCTTTACTTTTAAACAATTCTTCATTTATATTTCGCTGTTTTTGGCTTACAGTACCATCATACCTTACAACTTGGCTAGCTCCATATTTATTAGTTAAAATCTCAACAATGGAATCAATTTCACTTATAAACTCACAAAAAATGATTACTTTTTTATTCTCACCAATAATATCTAGTTGATTTAATAAGCATATGATCCTAGGGTTATCTATAGCCTTTTCATAAAAACTATATTTATGAGTTTTGTTGTTTTTATCATCTATGGTATAAGCATATCCACTAGTTACATTTAAAAGATGACTAAACAACCTATATACAGTATTAGGCTCGTTATTATCCATTAAACTTATAAGATATTCAGCAATTTCAATGTACTTTTCATAGTGAATAACATCTAAATCAAAATATACGTCTTTGTAAATTTTCTTTGGTAATGTTATCGCCTCTTCTTTTTTTATCTGATATGTATAAGGTGCTATTTTTCTAGTTATATAATCAACATTCACCATTTTAAAATACTTACCATTACGGCCATCAACCTCTAACACATGGTTTCTATTAAAGGTGTGTTCTGATTTATAACCTAATATTCTCCAATCTAAAAAATACCATTGGCCAAATATATCTTTTTCATCCCTTGATATAGGAGTTCCATTGAGTATAAATTTATACTTACAATACCCCCCTAGCCTAATTATATTAGTACTCCTTATGGCTCTTACATTTTTGATTTTTAGGCTTTCATCAACTACAAGCATACACTTATATTTTTTTACATATTCCAATAAAAAAGAGTTTAACCTTATACTACTCGATAGACTCTCTATCCCAGCAATTAAAAAGATATCTAGCCCACTTTTTATATGTTTTTTAAAATCTTTATTAATATTTTCTTTAGCCGAACAAGGACATAGCCATATAACTTTTTCAAACTTCCCTTTATCAAGTTTGTTTTTTATAATTTGTAGCATAGTCCTTGTTTTGCCTGTTCCCATTGGCATATATAATGCTCCTACCTTAAGCCTGTTAAATTTCTCTACAGGCCTAAGTTGGTGTTTTAATAACTCCGTCTTAAATTCCAACGTCATTTAAGCATCCCCTAATCATCTAATAAATCCTCAATAACATCATCGTCAACCTCTTCATATCCGAACAACTCTAATATAGTATCACAACTAACTATTTTTTCATTTGTGATACTATGTTTATTATATTTTCCCTGCCCATTTTTAAATATCTTATACTCTTTATCGTCTTCAAATAACAGTCTAATTTTCGTACCCCTGCTATTTTCAGATTGTGTATATCTTTTAGGAAACCAAAATTTATACTTGCTCTTAGGTACCTTTATTAAATATGCCCTATCTGTTTCCCATTCTATTTGACTTAAATTAATAGTTATGCTATACATATTATCTCCCCTAGTCTTCTAAATCAGGCAATATTATAGCATTTGAATCTAATAATTTTTCTAACTCTTCTTCAAGGCTAATATGTTTTTGTTCATCTACTTTTTTCACATTAAACCTATTTACAAATGCTTTATCAATATTTTCTATGGTTTTAATTGCCTTTTCAGTAAACTTGAAATTATATTTATCTGCCTTTATAACAATGTTATTCGTGCTTTCTAATGGTGTTAATAGGCATTTAAAATCTCTATGCCATTGACTTCCCAGAATACTCTTGAAATCGTTATAAATTTCTTCGTTATGTTCAAATATAATAACGAAGTTATTTTCAGATACTCCAATCCATCTCTTATGCTCGATTTCATAATCAGCATTTAAGATCTTATTTTTTAATTCTTCTTCATCTATCTTTACAGGATAGCCTAAGTTTAATATTTTATTCGCGATTTCTATTTTTCTATCCTGAATATTGCCGTTAATATTTTCATTTATAATCCTGTACCAAGCAACTTTATTTGAATTCCAACTATAACCATTAGTTTTACAAATATCTTTTAATTCATTATTTGCATGAAATTCACAATAAAGCTTATTACCATTGCTATAAACACTTACTATTTTTTCATCTTTTAATTCACTAGCAGGCATAATTACAACATCTTCTTTAATGTCTACTGTTGTTTTTCTAATTCTTTTATATTCATTGTAAATAATGCTATTAAACAACTCAAACGTACTGAAACTTGTTTCTAAGTCAATAAATGTTTTAGCCTTATTGACCCTAGATAAAGCACCAAATACTAAGTCTTTTGCTAAAGCTTCTTTATCACTTTCAGAACTATTTCTAATTATATTTGTTAGTTCTTCTGCAATAGTATGCCCCTCTACACCTTCAACCCATGCAGATGCATATTTTTTAAGATCTAGCAGTATATCAAGAGGCTTTACAGAAATGGATTCTTTAAATGTTTTTTCCCAATCATCCATCATATTTTTTCTTATAGTAACAGCCCAGTTTATCTGTTTTTCTGTACCAATTAATTCAGGGAGTTTGACTTCCCTCGCTCTTTCAATCTCTATTTTTGCAACCTTTTCTCTTTCTTCTTCAATTTGTCTCTTATAACATTCTCTACATACTCTTTCTGTAAAGTGCTTATCTATTTTGTCCTGTGAATCATACCTATGTCTATTTGTATAATTTACCTCAAGCGTCCCTTCGTGTCCGCACTTATATAATCCATGATGTTTTGCCATTGTGATGTCCTCCTTAATTTTTATATCTCAATTATATAACGCTTGCGTTACTATGTCAATACTCTATTTTTATTTATTTTTCAATGTTTATACGGGCGATAAAATTCAAAACTTATTTTATATTTTATATTGACTTTTATAAAAATAACTATTATAATCTAACTATAGAAAAAAATAAAAAAAGGAGCCATTTAAAATGAACAAAAACTACAAGGAAAAAACAATTAGATTGGGGTATAGTGATATAGCAACACTAATACTTAAATCACCATGTAACATTGGTGAAGTACATACTGGATCAGATGGTAGCTATAAAGGATATTTAGTAGATGAAACTATTGAAATTCCTGATTATTATAAGAAGGTGTACGAGGCAGACACATGGTTGAAGGTATATGATGATGAATCGTTAGTTCTCCAAGTTAGAGCTGAAAAGATTAATGTATACAATGCTGGCAATAGTTGTATAATTCAGTTTATAGGTGATTATGATATTGAAAAAACAGCAAGCTATGTAGGTATTGATAATAGGGATTGTATATATATCAAGGACCATAGATATGAATAAGTAGATAAAAAAAAGGGGGCAACAAGCCCCCTCATTTTATTATTTACTATTTTCTTTTATGAAATTCTTAACCTGATCTAGTGTTTCCCATCTATCCTTACCGGCAATAACAATAGAGCCTGTAGGGGCTCCTGACCCTCCTACATGGACGATTTTAGCATATCTAGTTCTATCAAAGCCATTGGCTGTTGTAGGAATTATTGGATAGCCTAACCATGTATTTATTAGTAAGGCTGCAGGTAGGTCATTGATATTTGTATAAGTAACAACAGTCAAATTGTTAGTATCAATATTAGGTGGGATATCTGTTTCAACATTCTTCTTATATTCAGTAGCTAAAAGCCCCCTATATAACTTCATAATGTTTTTACCATAATCAGGGTTAGTATTCCACTTACCTTCACCACCTAGGGCAACTACAGTCTTAGCCTTTCCAAATAGGAAATCAAAATGCCTTGGGTCTACTGGATTCTTAAGAGGGTAGCCCTCCGCCCCATAGTATAATAATAGGTGTTGACCCATAGCCCTAAAGCCCTCGTTCCAGTCCTTAAATACCTTATGTGCATTCTTATCAAAATCGCTACCACCTTTTGATATCTTCAAGCCACATGGATTGTGATAACTGGCATCTATTCCGGCTTGTGAGTGGCCGTTCTTGTATAACCATCCTGTTTCTAGTGCTGTTTGTGCGTATACTGGTGCCGGATCAAGTCCAATAGATAGGCAAGTATCATAGCAAGCCTTCGCAATCTTAGCAAACTCTATAGCGTTATTCTTAATTGCCCATGCTTCCATCTGTGCTACTGTAGTAGTAGGATTACCCACAAAAGGAACATCATCGATTATAGGCCTCTCAATAGGCTTGTTAGAGCTTGCAGTGTCATTGTTAGGAATATACTCCTTAAGCTGTAGTCCGTACGCTATAGCCTTAGCTACTTCGTCCTCATGGCCTTTGTACTTAGCATAATCATCGGCATCATCAACAAAACATATTTCTATTAATAATGCTAGTGGATTAGTGCTATTTAAAACCATTAAATCGGTCCTATTTTTATTAGCTACCCCATGAGTTGATATTCCCATGTTGTTTAGATTTTTGCATATTTGAGTGCCGTATTTATGTGTCCTGCTATCATAGTGGCATACCTCACACCCCATTACCTTGCCATCTGTATGATGTTGTGGCTTGTAAGCGTTAAAATGCAGTGATACGGATAATTCTGTATCCTTGTTAGCATTTACCTTAGATACTATCCTGTTTAATACATTACCCTGTGAGTACCCATCATTACAAGTGCTATCATACACTTTATGCCCTGCACTCTCTAATATAGCCTTAACCTTGCTTAATATTAATCTATTTTCCTTTGATTCATCTAGTAAATCACTGGCCCCACATGCTATCTTACCAGCCGGATTATGGCCGGCATGTAAATCAAATACTGTCATATTATCATCCTTTCTATATTTCTATATTTTTTATATAATTATCTTATAAATTAAGATATATAAAGGAACTAGTCACCTAGTCCCTTAGTTGTTGGATTGTTAAATATACCCAGTATGGCTATCCCTGTAGTTACTACTAGATAAGGATTAGATATAGTAGCTACTAGCAACTTACCCACACTAGACCAACTAGTCAGACTAGTAGCCTCTACCTGCAAAGTTGTTAGAATTACACCGCCTAGAGTTAGCCAAAAATATGGATTCTTCATCCTTGATATTGTGTCCTGCGTTCTCTTGTTTTCTTCTGCCTGCTTATTTTCTACTCTACTCATATTTTACTCTCCTTTGTATTTTTTAGATTCTTCATACTTACATGACCTCTGTTCAAGATTATCAAGCCTCGTATTATGATTTGCTACATCCAACTTTAATGCATTAATCTCTTTCGTAAGGTCTATTATAAGCTTTCCTTGTGTAGTAATTTCCTTAGTTAAACTCTCGATAGAAGCATTTAGCTTTACTATATTAGCACTAAGTTTTAATATTGGACTCATAGCTGTTACTAATACAGGAACCCCTATAACTGCCCCATATATAAATTCCTGACTTGTCATATATCACCTCAATTAAAAATAGGCAGTTTAAAGACTTGCCTAGGTCTATGCAAAATAAAACTTAAACTTTAGAGTTTCCAGTTGTTGGACTATGCCTGTGGTTTAGGATTATTTTCCTGGTTTGCTACAAGGTATCTTATGGCTTTTAATTCCTCATTGCTCATAATCATGTTGTTTATTTCATCCTTGTATTTCTTAACTATATCCTTTGAAAGGTACTTACTATACAATAGTTTAGTATAAACCTCTCCCTCTAGTTCATGAGCCATTTTTAGTCTTGTGCATACAAATACTGTCATATTTTCATCTTCCTTTCTTAAATTAAATATTTTTTTGATTTTTTTGATAAATTTATTAAAAATGTCGCGACACATTTTAATCACCTCTACTACTGGTTTAATATCAATTCCTCTATTGTTGAGGATAATGTATTTAATCTACCTTCGTTTTTTTCAGTCTTTTTAACATTTTCTTTAATAAGCTGCTCAACTCTTTCTAATTCGGTTTTGTTCTTAGATTCGTTTTCTTTTCTTCTTTTTTCAGCTTCTATATTGTCTTTTTTAGACTGTTCAATATAGGCTTTTACTATATCTTCAGTAGTATTACCTTTGAAAATTTTCTTTAAATCCTCTAAGAATACTACCTCAATGCCATCTATTAGTATCAGGGTTTCTTTTTCTGCCCTTGGATATGATGAAAACCATACGCTTTTATCAATTCCGTTTAAATCGCTTTTTCTATCCCAAATTTCAATTTTAGAACTCATATTTAAAACATCTCCTTCATCTTTTTAACGTTAATATATTCTAAGTTTAAAGCTACTAAACAATTGGTGTTTTTTATCTTAGCTATTGTGCTATTACAAATTATCCTTGTTCCAACATTGACTACTTGCGTGGTTTTTGTATTTATGTCAAATACAGTAATCTTTGAAAATGTAGGTAAATTGGAAAAAGGACTATCGTTAACATCAGCAAAAATATAGATCTTATTATCTTCCCGCAAATAAAATATTTTCGCATTTGCACTAGATATATGATCTACTTTTATAATGCTTTCGCCTGATTCTGAATTTTCGTCTACATATGAATAACCAAAAATTTTCTCATATGATGTCCCATATTTATAATAGAAAAATCCAGTACCATTACCTACAGGAAATAATGAAAATCCATAATTCGAAATGGAGTTCATATTAATAGGACCCATTAAAGTATCATCCACAAAATTATAGATATAGGTTTTTTCTTTTCCATAACCTTTTTCCTTAAGAGCCAAATAATTAGTTTTCACATTGCACATGGCATCTATTTCAAAACTTTCCCCATATAGTTCTACATTTGTGCCTTGTATATTTGATTTTTTGGAATACGTATTTGTCTTTAAGTTCCATACATAGGCTATATTATTTATGTCTGCTACAACACAAAAATTACCACGAATTTTTACAATACGCGATATATAAATATTGCTTTTCGCAAAAATATTATTACTATCACTATCTGATGTCGATATCCTAGTCATTGAGTTTGTAGATAAGTCAAGGAAACTGACTTCAACATAACTAGATGAACCATACACTTTTTCATAAACGAAACGGATTTTATTTTCGTATACATCATACATTTTTGTGCCAGATTTCATAGTTGGTAGTGGTATTTTTTTAAATTTTGTACCCAACTCACCTTTTAAATCGTAAACATTAACTGACGTATCTGTAAAATTGTTTCCACTGTCTAAAAAACCAAATATGTAGATTTTATTATCATCTATTACGTAATTTACAGGCTGTTTTGACCCTTGCATATAGGAATTACCTATATTTGTAACATACATACCTAGTTCAGATATAGGGATTGCCAGGTTATTAAACTTCTGCAACCTATCTCCATTTCTTTCCAGGTATTCTAAAAGTTCTTTAATAGTTGATATCCTAGCACTACTATCTATCTTCTTAACCTCACCTACAATAGCAGTAAATTTTCGATTAGCTTTTTGTATACTTTTTCTCTGAATTTTATAGCCATACTTATATACCACCTCTTATATCTTCAATATTTACTCCTAAAAGCTGGGCAAACTTCTCATTATCATCTTTTAGTAAGGTATCTACCCCGGTTAATTCATTATTTAGTGTATTAATACTTTTTCTATCAAGAATTTCTGCTTCCTTAACATCCTTAATTGATTTAATTATTCCCTTTAATACTTCTTTAAGGGTTTTATTCCCGTCACTTGTAACGGTTATTTTTTCGTCCGTCAATTCCATTGTGGATAATTTTTTCCATAATGCTTTAACAATATTAGTTAAATTCTTTTTCCCAAAACCACCCTCTGATTCAGGTCTTTCATCATAACCATCTAGATTTAACTTTTTTACATCCCCGATGTCATTACGTAATTCACGTAACATAATCACTATAGATCCGGTATCAGAAAATTCACCGGAAGCAGTGCCAAGGTCACCTATTAATTTATATACCTTATCTAGGTCTGCCTGTGTAACAAATACGGCAGAGGAGTCTATTACGATGGTTACAGCGTTAGTATTAGTTAGTACCAACGCTATTCTGATAAATAGTTCCATTGTAGACCCTTCTTCTGCTACAGGCTTATATGTTTCCTCATATGATGTTAATACTATTAAATCACCCTCATCATCATACAGGCCTATTTCTCTGATATAAAATCCCCCTACATCAGATGGTATTAAGCTTTCAATTAGTATAGTGTTAGGGTTTAATGGATCTTGTTTGAAATTGGCTATATTAGTTTCATAAACTACATGCTTTAGCTTAGTCATAGATTCATCTATTTCATATGATGAGCCATTACCATCCCCAATTTTAATCTTATTAATAGCAACTTTTTTGCCAGTTGCAGCAGCTTTCATAATTTTTTGACGTCCTCTGTTAGTAACGAGGGTCATATATTTTTTTGCCATTTATACTACCTCCTAATTTATAGATACTCTTTTAACTATATGCGTATATGTTCCACCTGCATATGTATTAACCTCTACTTCTATAGGGCTTAAATCATAAGGTAGAATAGTTTGCACTAGCCCGACATAAGTACATGCACCGATGTACATATTGGCATCCTGCTGTAAAATAAACTGCAAAACATAAGCCATATGCGATGGCTTTATACGTTTTATTATTTTGTGTATTTCAAATGCTTTATTCATATTCTTTGCATTAGTTTGTACTGCAAAGGTCCAGTCTTTTAACCATTCGATAATTTTTATATCTGCACCGGTAAAGTTTTTTGTTATAACGGCCATTGTTTCAGGGTTAACAGTTACCTTGGACTGTATTTTGGCTATTACCTTACCTCTCCTGTTCTCCATGTTTTCAGATTCATTAGTAGGCAAATTCAATCTTCTTTCCCATAATTCTAATCCCCATGTTGCCGTCTGTGGGAACATTTGTTTTAGGATATCCTCAAACATATAATTAACATTATCAAATTGTACTCCTAATGCCTCGTATACTTGAACCATGATTTTGCAATCATCATATATACTGGTAATCCATTCAAATAGCATTTTACCTGTTTCTGAATGTAGCATTGTTTCTTTTAGTGTTTTATTACTCATAAACCAACTCACCTCAAATCAAACTATGGACTATCTTCCACATTATATGTTGTTGTTTGGTTATTTTGAGTAATCCTAATATTTAACCCTGTAACACTAGCCAATTCAGCGTTAAGTTTTATACTATTCTTTGCCCCATTTATGGTTATATCTGAATAATCATCTACTCCCATATCATTAACCATTAATGTTCCTATAATAGAGTTAACCATGTTATATGATATAACCCCATCTATATCCAGCTTGTCAAAATATTTGTTAATTAGCATTTTCATCTTACTTATAACCCCTTGGCTTTCAAAACTGCTATTAACAACTATATTGCCACCTATAACTATTTTCTTTATTCTAGGTGTATCAATGGTGCATTCCTTTATTCCTGTGGGGGCTTTACCACCTCTATTTACTTGCCCCGGTTTTAAATCAGGCCATATATATTCTTTTACCTTTGCTAACAATTCACTAGAAGCTGGCTTCCTATTTTTATCTAGTATATGTACCTTTACTGTTCCTGGGCCATTCCATGTTTCTCTACAATAAGCATATCCGACACCATCGACTTCTTTCGCCCATCGCTCATAGTCAACATCGGCACCACTTAACTGTTCCTCTTGTTCGGCGGCACGTACTCTACCCCTTAAGCTCTCATCATCTTCTATATTAGTACCATTCTTAAATTCATCATTACTAACCCTAGTTATATCATTTATTTCTGATACTAACACCTTTACAGAAGATGGTTTGACATTGCCAACATTTCCGGCAGTTGTACACTCGGCCAGCACTTTAACATAATCATTTTCTATCTCTCCCATTTCAAGGGTGATAAAGCTTATAGCATTTAGATTTTCAGAGCCTTCTGTACTAACAATAGTTCCTTTAGGTATAATAGTCCCCTTTTTACCATAGAAAATAATATACCCTGTACTCTTAGTTGCTTTTTTTCTCCATACGGCACGCATATCCCCCAACAATTCTAGGTATTCGCCATCTGATGTTTGAGTAAATGCACGCATGAATAGGAAATGTATCATCATTTCCCTTAACATAGCTATCTGCTCTGCTGACCCCCTTGTCGCATCGTATGCAAACTCGCCCGGTATCGTTGATATATCCTCGCTAAATGTTTTCAAAATCTCTGCATGAATATCTTCAACATCCTTTTTATACTCTTTTGGTATCGGTAATTCTTTTTTAGCCATTTAACCACCTACCTTTTAATCTTGGAGTCAATTTCAAACTTTTCACTATCCGTATCTGTCACCACACACGAATATATAAGCATTTCAAAACTGTTCTCCCACTCAAATCTAAAATCACTAACTTTTAATGTCTTAGGGTGTACCATTAAAGCTTCCCTTACCATTCTTTCAATCTCTATTTCTATAGCCCCTATACTCAACCCCGAATTAATTAAAGTGTCTAACTCGTTACCATAGTAATCAGGATAGGCAAATTTCTTAAATCTAGGAGTTAGCATGACCTTTTGACACCATTGACGATAAGCCTGTTTGGCATTACATTTGATTAGTGAACCATCAGGCCTTTTAACAAAATCACCTGTAGTAAAATCAAATAAATACGAACTTTTATCGGTTTCATCGTATTTGTCAATACTTTCAATTTCTAGTGCTTCTAATGGATCATTTAAAGGGAATAAATTATTTTCCATTTTCTTTTACCAACCTTCCCAAAACCACAAATTCACCATCCACAATGGCCATGACAACTAAATCACCATCTTTCAACTTATATAGTTGTTCAGGGGTAACAACCTTGTGACTATGTGGATGTTCTCCATCAACAGAGGTCATAGCCATATACTCACCAAATGCAAACGGATGAAATATATGGTAATCTTCAATAGGTTTGCCTTTAAATCTATTTGTAACTATCCCTTTAGGTGTCACCTCGCCAAACATTAATTCAAGGCCATCCACAGCCTTGTTAGACTCTGTAATAGCTCTATCTTTCATTTGTCTAGCAATACCAATAAATCTACTCATCGAAAAACTTCCTCCGCATATAATCTAATTTACCAGCCTTTATAGTCATTGTTGGACTAGATTTTATATTATGAACAATATCAATAACATAGTATTCATGGTCAAAAAACCTAACCTTATCACCTGCTCTAATAGTGTTAATATCTACAACACATTGAAAAGTCTTTAAATCTTCGCCACTATTAAACATGGTTTTTGCAGCCTTTTCAGCATCTTTCTTATTCTTTATCTTTTCATCTTGTTTGACTTTCTGCAAAGTCCCATATTTATCTGTATCTTTTTTGAATACACCCAATACAGGAGTTGCATGTTTATCATCCTTAGACTTTCCTAACACCTTTACACTCGTTACAGCACCCTCTAGACTGTTTGTGTCATCTACTTCCTCGCAAATACCCTCTAACTGGTATACTATTTTGTTTTTGCCTAACTCATACATATTTAGCTTATCTTCCATACGTAAGATATACATTTTTCCACCCTTTTTTACTGTTTCTCTTAGGGCTTTACGCATCAAGTCTAATAAGTTCCCTTTTTCAACCTTTTTATCAAGCTTTACATTAGTATTAGGGATATTTCCTATAGGTATCCCCCAATCCTTTGCAATCTTTTTTATGCGTTCATCTGCTGTACCCGCCTTAAACATGTATTCATCCTCGGATGCTTCAATATATACAGTACGTTCCTTTAAGTCAAAACTAACCTTATCTTTTTTATACGTTTTTCTCCTAGCCCATACAACACCATTGAATATTGTATTTTCCTTTTCTGTTTCATATATCTTATCTATTATCTGTACTGGTCTAGCTTTTGCAATTTGCAAATCATATATACCATCAGACTCTACTAAATCCATAGTTGCTTTATAAGCTATACCATCTATTGAATCCGTCAAAGATAGTGATATTAAAGCATTTTCTATATAGTATTTTCTATCATATATAATCTTCATTTAGTCACCTACTTTTTAGGTATTTTAATTACTGTACCAATAGGGATTCTATGAGGATTTTTAATAACATCTTTATTAAGTGCATAAATTTCAGTCCATCTAGAACCCTTACCTAGTGTTTTCTTGGCTATATTCCAAAGACGATCACCCTTTTTTATTTTGTGGGTAGTATACTCCGTCTTTGTATTAGGCCTATCCGTTTTGTTTAGGCCCTTATTAACCTTATTTTTACTAGTATCAATAGATTTAATTTTTAAATCTCTATGAGTCCTAAATTTTAAACTTAAAAACCTGCAATTTTCCATACCAGCCTTAATAGATGTATCAACATTAGCAATAAAAACTAAATTATTAAAAGGCATAGTTGTTATAATTAACCTAACAGCCTCTTTTTGAATTACATAATCCTTTAGTTCATCAATATACTCATATACCGGCTTTATATCCGTAACCCTATTAAAACCATCCTTATAGTCATCAGGTAAAATAACCTTAAATGTTATATCTTCTATTTTTTCCCCATATTTATGGAAATCCATTTCGCCTAGCTGGTACATATCATATGTTTGGAAATTTTTTTGAGTCCTAACAATAATTTCATCAAGAGGATTTAAGGGAAAATGGAATATTCCCCCTTGCTTATCGTTGATTATATATACATCCATCTTGCCATCATCAGCTAGTTTAGGTTGGAAAATATTAGGTTTGCCAGGTTGTTTGTTTTCCATATACTTATGTAATTTTACTTCTACTTCCAAAACATCACCTCTTTGAATTTAACAAGGGCTATATAAAACTATATAGCCCCCATTACATTTATTATGATAGATTGTCTAAAGCATCCTCTAATTCGGCCCTTACACATTCTACAGCCTCATTAATAATATCTTCTTTGTTATTAACCCCACCAGCATTTACATTAACATTTACATTAACGTTATTAGTGTTTCCACTATCATAACCTACTGGCTTAGGGTTATTATTATTCCCGAAGTTCTTATCAGCGATACCATTAGCAATACCATTATTAATATTACCATCACTTGACTGTTTAACACCAAGCATTTCGCCGGCTTGTTTAAATAATTCCAATCCTCTAGCACGTTTACCCGGTGATAGTGGGATTACCGCTTCTGGTCCTGCCTCGGCAACTAACCCAATATGAGGTTGTGTTAATATACCACCCTCGGCATGAGGAACTGCACCACCAAAACCACCAACAGTTGATACAGATAGTACAAAGTGAGCTGTTACAGTTGCAGAAACAACTGCCTTCATGGCATTCCATAAGGCAATTATCCTACTACACATAGCCGATACTTGACTTGTAGCACTAGCAGACAAGCTACTAAATGTTGATGAAGTTCTACTTGCTAACTGTGATACTGAATTACTAGCCCCATTATACATATTTGTATATGCTTGTTTGACTTGCTGTGCCATTTGGTTAGCTTGTGTAACCATTTGATTGTTTTGGGTCATACTAGCTTGCATTTGTGACTGTGCCTGTGACATGCCCTCGGACATACCTTGACTGAATTGCTGCCCTGCTTGTTGTCCTGCTTGCTGTGCTTGCGTTCCTATTGTTTCAGCTTGTTGCGTAAACATATTCATAGCAGAGTTAGAACCCTCGCTACCACCCTGTGTCATAGCTTGATTCATGCCTTGGTTGAACTGTTGGCCTGCTTGTTGTCCTGCTTGCTGTGCTTGTTGTGTCATTGAATTGCCTAATTGAGTAAATATACCTCTCATGGCCTCGGTTGCTTGTGCAGGATTCATATTGCCTATATTCTTCATTATCTGCTCTGTTTGTTGTTGTATGCCCATAGTATTAAAGTCTATACCTTTAAACATACCCTCCATAGCAGTTTTATTAGACTGTATTGCCGACTGTATTGTCGGACCCGCAGACCTAATGTTTTCTACCATTCTTTGAACTCCGCCTTGAATATCACCGGCCATCGCAATATCCTTAAAGCCATTAAATATATTACTAAAATCAGCTTTCATATTTCTAGCAGAAGAACCCGAATATTTTTCAAGCTTAGACATAGCCGTTTTAAAATCACTAGTCATATTATCAGGGGAGAAGCCACTAACTCTAGAAAGTTTTTCCATATTACTTCCTATCTTTTTAGCCTTTTCAACTTCACCCATTGTGCTATTGATTCCAGTTAATAACTGTTCCATATTTCTGCTTGTTCCTCTAAGCATATTAATTTGGTCATCAGACATGCCTTTCATAGAAAGTGATACAGCTTGCCCCATTTCTTTATACTTACCAGCAACAATATTCTTTTGTTGTCCTAAAGCTGTTGCAAAAGTTTCTTTTATCGGTCTTAATTCTTGAGTAGACATATGCCTAATAGCTTTCATCGACTTTGATGTTTGCATAGTTAAATCGCTTGTACCATCAACCCATGAAGCTCTTATATCAGCAAACATATGCGAAGCGGCTGCATTTGCCCCCTTAATGTCTCCAGATGCTATTGCACCAAACATCTTAGTAGAACCAAGGAGAAAATCACCTATAGGTTTAAGGGTCATCTTGAACAAACCGCCCATAGCCTCTAATGCCCCAGTAACTCCTGACCCTAGGTCACCTAATGCACCCTGTAATTGGGCTACCATATCCACATTATCACTTATAGCAACTCCAAGGATAGTTAATGCAGACACTACAGCAAAAATACCTGCAGTGCTAGCACTTATACCAAGTAGACCACCTTTTAAAGCACTAACAGCACCACCAGCACTTGACGAAGCACCAAATATACCTGCTAGAACTTCTTTTAATATACCAAAGTCCCTTACGGCATTATTAAGGAACATAATTCCTCTTAACCCCTCAATAGCACCATGAATACCTAATATAAGAGGTATGGCAGTTTTCAGGCCTCCTAAAATAAGATCCCAGTTGTTGGCAAAGAAATCAATACCCTTGCTTAATGCTTTTTCTATATCAGGAATTTTATTAGTTAGCCATTGTACAAATTGTCTCATATGTGGCTCTAGTTTTGTACCTAGTGAAATCATCATACCCTCAACAGCAGACTTTAATATAGTAAAATCGCCCTTTAGATTGTCTAATCTAGTTGCGGCCATCTTTTGGGCTGCACCCTGTGAATACTCAAGTTCTTTAGTTAATTTAGCCAGTTTATCCGGTCCTAAGTTTAATAAAGCCTGAATACTACCTCCAGCAATATCACCAAACATTTTATTAATTGCGGCTCCCTTTTGCTGTGGGTTTAACTTAGATAATGACTTATCTAGTTCCTGTATAACCTGTGGGAATGGTTTCATCTTACCAGTAGCATCAAAAGCACTAAAGCCATATTTATCCATAACTTTTTTAGCACCTGCGGTTGGTGCCATTAAGGATGTAAACATACCTCTTAGACCCATACCAGCCTTAGACCCCTTGATATTAACCTGTGATAGCATACCTATAGCGGCCGCAGTATCTTCTAAGCTAACATTTAGCATTTTAGCATATGGGGCCGCATATTCCATAGAGTTTCCTATTTCGTTTACTTCTGAATTGGTAGCACTTGCAGTCTTGGCTAGTACATTGGCAACATGACCAGTTTTACTAGCCTCTAAATTAAAGGCTCTTAAAGTACCGGATGCAATAGATGTCGCTTCACCTAGCTGTAAACCGCCTGCACTAGCAAGGTTTAATAGTCCAGGCATAGCCTGATATATTTCTTTACTTGCAAAACCTGCCTGTCCTAGTTCTGTCATACCTTGTGCAACCTGTGAGGCCGACCACTCTGTAGATTTTCCTAGGTCTTTAGCTTGTTTGTCAAGCATCCTAAACTCTCTGGCAGTCATATCTGTAACGGCTTTTAATTTAGACATTTGCGAAGTGTAGTCGGTAAATGTTTTTATCATGGAAGTTAATCCAATACCACCTAACGCACTAGCCCCTATTGACGCTATACGTCCTACTCGTCTTATCGCACCGCCCACAGCCCTATGCATTCTTCCATATACAGTACCACTTAACTTATCTCTAGCAGTTAACAAGGCCTCATACTTACCTGATGCGTATTCTCTGGCCTTGTGTTTTGTTTCTTGTATCTTTTGTATGGCTCTATTGTTATTTGCCTTTATAGTAGCTTTAACGTTACTAGCAGACTTTAAATTTTGAATACTTGATCTTGCCTTAGCTACTGTTTGAGTAACATTTTCTGTAGCGGTAATTTTTATAGGACTACCACCTAGCATACTAGTCTTACCCATCATTAAATCCATAGTGCTATTTTTAAATATACTATTTTGTTTAAATCTCTTAGCCTGACTATCTAAAAGTTTTTGAGTACTTACAGAAGAATATTTCATCATTCTTTCAGTTTGCCTCATATTCTCCTGCATTCTTTTAGTTGCTATATTAGACCCTGTAGCCATACTATAAAATGCCGAATTACTTTTGCCGGCCATTTTATTTGACATAACATTCATGCCTGTCATCGCCTTATAAAAAGATGAATTAGTTTTATTAGCCATTTTACTAAATGACTTGTTTAATCCCGACATATCGACCCTAGGTCTAATAGTTTTTTTAGCCTTTTTCTCTAGCTTAGATAACTCTTTATCCATTTTTTTAAGTTCTGCTGTACCTTTATCTACTCCGTTAACATTAATATTAATATCAACATTGTAAAGCTCCCTACCTGCCATAGATAACCTCCTTTCTTTGGTATTTTCTGTATAGTGTTATTTTTTATTTTTTAATTTTTCGTATTCTTTTCTTTCTTTTTCGTCTAACTCGCATTCAATTTGCGTAAAGTTTATTAATAATCGCTGTGTTAGTAAGTTCTTTTTAGCAAATTCATCGGGTGTAATATGGTGATGTTTATACATGTAAAACATAAGCCCTAAAACACCCTGACCCTCTTTTATGCGTTTTTTAATAAACCCTCATCAAATTCAACCCCATAGCCAGATAACTCTGATATTTCATCAATTATTGCCTGTATTTCTCCTGGTAGTAGAGTAGACCTTAAAAAGCCCATAGCAGACTTATAACCCTGTTCCTGTAAGAACTCCTTTGTTAACTTAGGCTTAACCAAACCTGCCCCAAGTATTAAAGCCCCGAATACGTCATTGTTAAACTCCTCTATCTGCTGGCCCCCTATTTTTTTCTTCTTGCTGGCTTCTTTCCTGAAATTACTCATTTCTCTATCAGTAACGCTCTGAATTGTAAACGGCACCCCTAACCTTGGTATAGGTATAACTTTCTGCACCCTAACACTAGCACCTGCCAATATATTCAATATATCCTCATCAGACATATTAACATCAATTCCTGATGTTTCCATGTCTGTTTCTTCCAAACCTAGCTTTTCTTCATTTTCTACATAATCTATCATAGTCATATCTCCTTTTAAAATTAATTACAAAAAGGGCATTAAAAAATGCCCTTTCCTTACTGTTGCTTTTTTGTGTTTACTATTCTTCTATCAAGGATAAAGCTTCTAACCCACTAAATGAGCCTTCCCATTCTTCCTTAATTAGATCTCCAGCCTTTGTACTATTACCTAACTTCTTTAGCTTACAGTTTTTAAGCCTAAGTTTTTCAGAACCATACTTTTCAGCATTTTGAATTGTTATGATTTCAAAAGGCTTAAATCCTGTTCTTATTAATGCAGAGTCTGTCTTGTATATTGTGCATTTAAAAGTACCCTTTTTAATACTGTCCTTTTCATACTCCCATTCAGACCCTATTACAGAAAAACCTTTCTTATCATTTTCAACAGACCATTCAAATTCTTCTGCGTACTTTTCTTCGTGTCCATCTATGATAAGCTTACAGTCATTTCCACTTAAAACCCTATCATCCTGGACGTACTCATCACCTATCCAGTCTAGTGAATAATTATCCATAGTTTACCTCCTATCTTAATGTACCAGTACCATACAATCTCTTGATTTTATCCATTCTTATAGCATTCCAAGTAAAGAAGAATTCGTCACTTTCTGCCTTATCCTGTCTTTCATGGTCAATAGCTATTGAAAACTCTTTCAAAGCTTCGCTTGATACTAGGTACTCAAATCCTTTCTTAAATGCAGATATGATAATATCATGTCCCAACTCGTTAGAACTAACCTTTCCTATTAAAGGCTTACCTGCAGTTATTAACATGTCATTAATAGCGGATACAGTTCTGATTGTCCTATTAAAGCCGTATACTGCTTCATATTTATTGTCATTGCCATAATCCTTATATGTATTAACGTCATCAACTATAACAACGTCATCACCATCTACATCTAGAGTTATAACTCCTGCTCTGTAGGCTTCTTCCAACTCTGAATTAGTAAATAAAGTAGCAACACTATCAAAGACAGTAACTCTATTACAACTAGACTCTTTTAGCTTGTTTGATACCTCAAACCCACAAAGATACACAGCAGTTTCAAGTGGTGTATATTTCACATTGTCTATAATGCCAGAAGATGCTGTAATTGAGTATAGCTTGTGATTTACTTTTCTAGCCTTGTTACAAACCCCTATAATATCCTCATTAGACTTAGCCCCTGAGAAATACATTATTGTCTTTCCGTTTGAATAGTTTTCCTTTATCCATTCAAAAACAGTAGCATCCAATGAATCATCTTCTTTGCCATCCAAGGCAAAACCATCGATTTTTTCACGGTCAAATGCCTTTAATGAGGCAATGTAATCCTTGTTAGCCACTCCTGCACAACCATCATTACCACCAGTTAACTTTTTATTACTAACATCAGCTAGTATATCAGTTGATTCTGCTAGCTTTTCAGCCACTATATACTTGTTATCATGTGTCCCATTAATTACCTTAACCATTTCATCAACTGTACCCCTAATTCCGTATATTTTACAAAGTAGCTTAGTTCCCTCATAAATATACATTTCTACAGTCTTTTCAGGTGCTACAGACTTTTTAACAGTAACATTTAAATCCTTAGATGTTGGATATTTTGATGTTAGCTTTATTATGTCTGTTGCGGCCCCATTTACATTTTTTAGGTTTACAGTAGACTTAGCTGCACTATTATCGGCAACTCTATACATCTTGATATACTTCAAGTTTGTATTTAATAGTAGTTTTCCCAGTCTAAACGCTGTATATCTACTAGCTTCATCATCCCCAAACTTTTCTTTTAGGTCTAACATACTGTTTTTTACGGTAACAACTTCACCGACAGGACCCCAGTTAGATTTAACAGGAATACCTATAGTACCTACTAACCCCTCGCCATATGAGTTGGCCACCTTTAAAAATCTGTTATACACACCAGGCAAAATTCTATCGCTAGGTGTATTCCATGTTCCTACTTTAGCCATTTACTACCTCCTATTTACTTAAAAATTTATTTACTAGGTTATCTAGTTCCTGTTTAGATAACTTTTCATCTTTCACATCATGCAAAGCCCCTACAACAACATATCTATCATATCCTAGAGTTTTTGCATTATCTATCAAGTCTTGCTTAAAGAATTTATCAACTGCGTTGTTTTCTTCTGCAGTTTCTTCAACATTTTCAAGCACTTCTTCTATTTCTTTCTTCTTAGCCATTGACTACCTCTTTCTAATTTTAAGGCCCTTATCATCATAGATTTTATCAATTACTATAGGTTTGGTATTAGATGTTATATAATACCTAAATGTCGCTGTTATCTGTCCTAATGTAAACATATCAGACTCCCTGTCCTCGCTAAGCCTAGCAAGTTCCAATTTCCATTTGTTAGTAGTTCCATCTTTCAAGGTTTTGTTAAATACTATTAATTTATCAAGGATTAGTTTGTCCTCAATACGTTCAATAATATTAATCATCCTATCAACATTAGTATCAACAACATGTATTTTCATCGTTTTATCTACTTGATTAAGGTTATTAACAATTGTTTTTCTTTCAACTTTATTTGTCCTAACCAAAATAGCCGGAATAGTTAAGTCTTGATTCCAGCCATCTTTATATACGCTTATATTAATTCCACTATTATTTTTCAATATCTCTTCAAGGTACATACATACAAGTGATACCTCATTATCTGCTGTAACGTTATCGGCTTTATCTAAGGCTATAACGCTAAAAGATAATGGCCTAGCAATAATATCCCAGTCAGGATCATTTACATCACTACTAGTTACACCTTTATATATACAAGTGAAATGTTTTTTTGTTTCATCATCAAATAAAGGTTTAAAGTTGATAGCTTCAATTATTTTCTTTTGCATGCTATCAAGTTCTTTAAATGATGTTCTATCATTATATATCCAGATGTTTATTTTACGTTCCGAACCTATTGCCCCTTGTACGGATTCGCTATCATTAACCTGCTGTATTACAGCATAAGGTTTTTCAGTATTCCTATTAGGTACGCTAGGTTCAAATACATCTACAAACTCTGGAATATAATCCTTTATTGCTTTTCTAATCGCACTTCTCATTATAGATTACTCCAATATTCTGCAAGCTTTCGCCCTATTTCCGGAGCCTCTGCCTGTACAGTACTTTTTATACCATTGTATGGGCTAGTACCTGGGTGATTAACCATTTTAACCGGATGGGCTGCTCCCGGCCAATATAAAGCCTGTCTTGAATTAGGAGTAATAACATGAGGACTAGACCCTTCTTCTAGTATTGCCCCATAATCTACTCCATGGGCCACATTAATATTGTAGTGCATTCCTCCACCGGTAACAGTTGAATGAATCATCTGTCTAGCATTACCAGTTTGGTCTGACCAACTAGCATTGGCCCTAGAGTCATTTTGTAGCTGTATACCGGCCGCATTAACTATTTGGCCAAACCCATGTTCTTTTCTTTTTAGTCTTTCAGCTAAATTTGCCAAAATACTCATGATTAATCAACCCTTTCAAGTCCACATTCATAACCTGCTACCTTATCCTCAATAAAAAAAGCATTTACAAAATCTATTTCAAACTTACCCTCATTGCATATAATCGTTATTCTAAGATTAGAGTCACTTTTTATTTCAGCAGTTTCATCGGCTATTAATTCATAGTTTTTATTTTCAAAACTAGTAGCCTTTACGTCTGATGTGATTTTAAGTTCGTTTGTTTTGACTGGCACTACAACCCCTATAATAGTTCTTTCACTATTACTATTTACATATGCACCGTCCTTTAAAACCTTACCTTTTTCAATAACTTTAATTTTTTGAGGATTTAAGGCAATAGCCTTGTGAACAGCCCTATTTACTATCCTGTATCTAACCTGTGTCATTGCCCATCATACCTTGTCATCATATTTTTATACCTGCCCGAACGTTTAGAATTACTTTGTCTAAGTTCTTCCTCATATTCTTGCTTGTACATCTCTGCTAGTTTCAACCAATAGTCTTTACCACTAGACTTTAACTCTATAGGTCCAACCTTTACCATATCATCAGTATTGGCCTTTAATAAACAAGCTTTCCAGCAGGTTTTAGGAATAGAGCCACCATTATTTTTAAATAACATCTCAAGTTCTTTTTCATCAAAGAATGGATAGTCTTTTTCTCTAAGGTTTAACTCTAATAAGGTACGCATATCATCAGTAAATACTATATCTGACATACTTTACCACTCCTTTTTTCTTAGGCCCTTTCTACAGCCCCTACTCTTAGCAAATATTCAGCCTCATCCTGCCTTAGTTCTACTGTTTCACCTACCAAAATATAATCATCACCTGATTTTATATTTGTTAAGGCTACTAGCTTAACTAGTTCTGTTTCGCTTTCACTTGCCGGATCAACTTCCTTTTCATTGTCAACGCTATCAACTTCATCATTAACATTGTTTAGATTTTCATCGACAACATCAGTCTTTTTAGCTCTTGGCATTATTAACCTACCTTTCTAATTAAATAGGGTATACCTATATGCGATATACCCTACACACTATAATTACTTTTTTTAGCCTGCTACAGTAGCAAAGAAGCACTCATCTATTCTATCAAATGATGGCATACCTATCATAGATACCTTAGTATCAACACCGACAGGGTCTTCTTTAACCATTGTTGTAATAGCTATAGCTGTATGTACAATAGATGTATCTAGCTTACCTGAACCATACTTTGTGTCATATTCTTCTGGAGTAGTACCATAAACAGTATTACCTAGAGTACCGTTAGGTATTAATGTTACGATATTATCCTTGTAATACTTCTGTTCTGCTCCCTTTTCATCAAGGTATACACCTGATAGCAAGGCTACATCAATATCGCATTTAGCCTTTAATAGCTTCTTGTAGTCACTATCTGTCGCAATAATCTCACCAAATGCCCTAGCCTTTAACTCCTTATTTATAGCAACATTAGAAGTTACATAGCCCCATGTCTTTTCAGTTAGCAACATTCTTGTTGGCTTAGAGAAGCCCTTATCTGTAAACTTCTTCTGCCATCTTCTTATATCGCCTACTATATCCGCTGTAGCAGTTTCTGACCATCTAGCAGTTAGGGATAGAGTTTCCTTGTTATCTGCAGTTATACCATAGTCAACGATAACATCTCCATCATCAGATACAAGGTTTATCTGCCCTGTCTGAATTACCTGGGCTCTCATCCTCTTCATCTGAACAAGACCACCTTCAACTAAGGCTGTATAGTTGCCAAACACTTCGGACATTAGTATATTTACTATTTCTTCATTGTTAGTTCCTAGTGCCTGTATAATCTGTCTTCTGTCATTTTCCTTTAGGCCTATAGCTTCCTTGAAGAAAGGCATTTCTTTCTTTTCAATAGCTATATCAGCCTTTAACGCTCTTAGCTTAGCCTGTACATCAAATGTTGACTGTCTTAATGCTACAGGTCTCTTCTTAGTTCCCTTAGCCTGTTCTAGTTCTATGCCTAGAATCTTCTTTACAGGGAATAATGCCTCGTCTATTGTTGGAACTGGTGGCAGTCCGTTAATATACAAAGCAATATTTTTTGAATTTAAAAAATCTTTTAATTCTGCCATTAATTATTACCTCCTGTTTTACAAAAACTGTATTTTTCCCTTAAGTGCTGTTATTACACCATCAGGAACTGCCTTACCGATGTACTCGGCTACTCTTGCCTTATCAACAAAGCCATCAATCATTACAGATGCTACAACTGTTTCGCCATTCTGAATACCTTCAAAATCTAAGTCATTGAAAAGTAATCCAAAAGGTGCAGCCTCATCAACCTTACCTTTGTCGCTTATTGGTGTTCCTGCAGGCAACACATTATCTTTTAGTGCCGATGCAACATCCGCCTTTTTAATTTTGATATTAGTCATTGTATCTCTGTCACCAGCGAACTTTCTAATATCTCTTTGAGCATTAACAATATTTTTCTTTGTCTGCTTCATTAACTATACCTCCTATTTTTATATTACTTAAAAAAGTTATCTAGCCCATCGCTAGATTCTTTTTCAGCCTTTTTTTCTGCAAGAAGAGCGTCTACAAATTTATTACCTGTAGCACTATTCCCATCCTTGCCACCTCCAGGATTATTTAGCGTATCTATACGTTGTCCATTAATACTACCTGTTCCTCCTGGGTTACCTTCATCGTTGAACAAATACGCATCAGTTTCCTTTAGCCCCTTTAGCTGCTCATCAAGACCTACTAGAGTATCATTTACTAGTTTTATTTTATCCTTGTCAATCATACCCATTATAGCCTTGCTATTCTTGGCCCCTGACTTCTCTATTGCTGCATTAAGTTCATAGTTGTACTTAATTTCTTCTTTTTCTCTCTCATATGTTTCCTTTGCGGTCTTGTTCTCCTGCTCTAGTGCTGTTATTTTTTCCTGTAAAGTTTCATGATCCTTTAGGTCTTTCTTTAAGTCTGCTAAATCGTCCTCATGCTTTTTGTTTACCTTTTTCAGATTCTTGTTATCCTCTGTAACCTCATCATAAAGTTTTTTATCTATATATGCAGGTTCTTTCTTATTCTGCACTAATAAGGTATTATTAGTATCCTTATTTATCTTTTCGTATGCCTTTTTGCCATCTTCTTCCCCTAATATAGATATTAGGTACTGTAATAAATCCATATTTTCCTCCTACTTATTTTCATAAAAAATAGACCTTTTAATGACTTGTCTAGGTCAATTATATTAATTTATAGTGCATAGCCCTTTTAAGACCATGCACCCACATATAGGGCCTCTTTTAATTAAAAGTCAGCTATCTATATGCTAAATTTATTATCTATCTATAGGAAACACTAGCATAAGG